TGTTGAAAAGCCAATCAATCAAGATGAAACAATTGAAGAATATCATGCATGCTACAATGTGCTTAATCAACAATTCGATCATCTAAAACATATCAAGCAAATTCAAGGCTTGTACAATCAACTAAAGGAAAAAAAAGATGTTAAATAGATTTACACTTATCGGACGCCTTGGACAAGATCCACAACTCAAGAAGATTGGCGATAAAGACCTTGCAACCTTTTCCGTTGCCTATAGTGAAAAGGTAAAAGGCGAAGAGAAAACAACTTGGTTCAATTGCGAGGTTTGGGGGGCGTTTGCTAGTGTTGTCCAATCTCAAGCTAAGAAAGGCGATAAGATCACCGTTATTGGTCGTATTGTCATCAATGAACATGAGGGCAAGCAGTACATCAAGGTTATTGCCTCTGAGGTTGTTTTTCTATGATGAAGCCTAGAGATAGAAAATCAATCTTGAGTCTTTATGTATCAACTAAGCTGATCAGCTTGCTAGATACGATCAGCGATAGACATGCAGTCAAGATCTCAAAACTTGCTGAAAAGTTGTTGCTTGACGGTCTGAAGAGAGATGAAATTGATTTAGTACTTGAAAGCGATGATGATGATGCTATTGAGAAAATCACAACTAAAATTATCAGAAAGCTTGATCATGGCAAAGAGTAAAACTACTACAAAAATCGATACAGTTGATTCTAAAGCGACCAAAGCAATCGCAAAAAAGCCTTCAGAAGATAAAGCTGAGATCGCAAAAAAGAAGAGGCTTGTGGCAACTGAGCAAATACTTGAGCTTATTTCTCAAGGCCTTTCTCAAACTGATGCGATTTCAGTTGTTGGCATCTCATACAGTACTTTTCATTCATGGATGAAGGCTGATGCTGAGTTAGTGGCTGATGTCAAGAGGGCTGAAATATCCCTTAAACTCAAGCATTTGCAAAACATTCAAAGGCATTCTGAAAACGATGTCAGAGCTTCCCAATGGCTACTCGCTCGAAAGTTTCCTCTAGAGTTTGGAGAGAAGCAGACCATTGACATGAACACTAAAGGCGATGACTCAAAGGTTATCATCAATGTGATTCAGCAGGTGCAAAAAGAGAAGCATCAAAAATCAATTGAGATCAAGCATGATTTGCCTGAAATAGAAGATCAAAGCGATGAAGAAGATTGATATTGAGCTTAAATTAAATCCTTTACAAGTTGATCTGATTGATCGCTTGATCTATTCGGACGATCCATTTATTGCCGTTCGTGCTGGTTGGGGTAGCGGCAAGACTTCAGCTTTAGTCTTCGCCTTGTGGACTTGGTCAAGCATACATCCCAATAAATCATCTCTCTTAGTCACTGATACAGCCCCCCGCTATAGATCTGTTTTAGGCCCTGAGTTGGAGAAATGGCTTGTGCCTTATGGATGGATTTATCATCAGCAAGAAGGCAAATGGACGGCCCCAAATGGTCATGTTGTTTGGTGTCGATCTTATTTTAGACCAGGCACAAGAGATGCCACCCATAATCCCCTTGAAGGCTTAAATATAACATCAGGTCTTGCCTTGATTGATGAATGTCAAACTCTTTCCGAAGAGGTTGCTCAAAAGACCTTGGGGCGTCTTAGATCAGGTCCATCGCCTAAGATGATCATGGTAGGCTTGCCCGTTTGGGGGGCTTGGTGGGTCGACTTTGCTGAGAAGGCTGGATGCACGCCAATCTTCTATGCAAGCCATGTGAACAAGGCCAACCTCTCTGAAGCTTGGTTTGATGCCGTCAAAAACCTACCTGAAAGCGAACGGCTAGCAATGGTCGAGAATCAACCTAGACCGCCTCAAGGTGTGATATATAGCGAATGGACTTTATCCCATGTTGTGAGCAATTGGAAGTATGATCAGAGCATGTCATCAAGGCTTGTCATTGACTTTGGCTTTAGAAAGCCGTCCGTTTTGATCTTAACTCATGATCCAATCTTAGAAGCTGATGTCATCTGTGCTGAAATCAATCCACAAGAAATCACATTGTCAGAGCTTGCCAAAGAGATTTTAAAAATTGCTTGTCCTAGAGATATGGCTAAGAGATACCCCAATCGTATTTTGCTTGATGGTGCAAGCGGTGATAAGGCTGGATCAGCAAGATCAGATCGTACTGCTCAATCAGCTTTTCATGAGCTTTCAAAATCACCTGATCAAGGTGGTATAGGGATGCCTTTTAGGTGGTGCACTGATCCAATACGAACAGACATTTTAAACGGTATTCAAAGAGTAAAAAGGCTGATCCATCAAAGAAGAATTTTATGCACCTCTGAAGTATGGGAACGAGGGGCAAGCTCTATTGGGAATTCATTCAGAAAAGCTATTTTGTCTTATGCTTGGGATGGCAAAGAAACGCCTAAAAAAGACGGTCGAGAAGATCCGTTAGATGCTCTTAGATACGATGTCATAAATTGGCTTTGGCGTGATAGCGAGATCGTTGCTGATAAGCCTTTGCCTGCTACATCTCCAACGGTCAAGAATAAACTTAACTTTGTTCAGTCGCATATCAAGGCGATGAGGAATCACTAATGCTAAAAGAAAACACGGTACACTTGGGCGATTGCCTTGATCTGATGCCATCCATTCCTAGCAAATCCGTTGATATGATCCTATGTGATTTGCCTTATGGTACAACAGCATGTTCATGGGATTCTATTATTGACATGGGCAAACTTTGGGCTGAGTATGCAAGAGTGATCAAGGATAATGGGAACATTGTTTTGACAGCACAAGGCATGTTCTGTGCAAAGCTCATGACATTCAAAGAAACATGGTTTAATCATGATTATGTGTGGATAAAGAACCAACATTCAAATTTTGCTTTAGTAGGCATACAACCACATAGATATTTTGAGAATGTACTTGTGTTTAGACCACCTAGAAAAGATGATATAGAGATACAATTTAACAAGGAATTACGAGCGTATTTTAAGAAAGTTCATGAGTTCATAGGATTATCAAAAAAACATATCATAGCTGTTATTGGTCAATGTGTTGATCATTGCTTTAGATATACATCATCACAGTTTGATCTATGCACAAAAGAAACTTATGATCAATTGATACAGTGTTTCAAGATAGACCAGATGGAGGGGTTTTTGAACTTTGAAACTTTGCAAGCTATGAATCCATCATATACTTTTAACTTTGATGATCGTGTAAAAAGTACAAAGCAAGCAAAGAACAATGATTTCAATAGGCAAATGTACAGTGACAAAACAAATCAAAAGTATAAAGAACACATAAGCAAAGAGTATGAAAATTATCCTAGAAACACGCTATATTTTGACTGTGAACGAGGGCAACACCCAACACAGAAGCCCGTCGCATTGTTTGAATATTTAATAAGAACCTACAGCAATGAAAATGAAGTAATCTTAGATAATTGTAGCGGTAGCGGTACAACGGCAATCGCTTGCATGAATACAAATAGGCGGTTTATTTGCATTGAGAGGGATGAAACCTATCATCGCAAATCTATTGAGAGAATAGCTAATCATGAACCGTTGTTTCACTTGGGGGATAAATGATAGGCAATGCGCTTTTAGCAAGATTGGCAATTGATAGCATCATCATGGATTTTTATATCCCATTAGATGCGATATATCAGCTAACAGATCAAACGATAATAGACCGCCTTAGAGAGTTAGAGCATTCCTATCAAGGCAAGATCAAAGAGGCTAGGCTTTTTATGCATAAAAAGGAGATGATATGATGCAGAAAAAAGAAATGATGCAATTCTTTGAAAGCGATTTAGATCCTAGATTGTGCATGATCGAGGATATGATCGAGAGAGGCGAGGTTTATCAAGGTTATTGTGGTAAATACACAAAGCCACAAAGGGGCGTTCAGTCAAAGAGAATTGGCGATGCAGATCTTATCAAGGCTGTTTCATCAGATAGAACTTGGAAAGAGATCGCTTCTGAGTTGGGCGTGACTATCTCAGCCGTTAGATTTAAATGCGACCAGCTTGGGATTAAAAAAGAAAAAATGCATCGCCATTCTAAAGCCAAAGATAAGCCTAAACTCAAGAAAATTTCAAAAGATGAGATATTGAAGGTCTTAGATAAAGCTCAGTCCTTTGCTGGTCTTGCGAGAATGTTTGATATCAGTAGGGATCGCAT